GCAGTGGCAGGATTACCCTTGCACGTTTACAAATATCGTTCGGACGGTGGTAAAGAGAAAGCGATTAACCACTCCTTGTACCGCCTGCTCCACGATGAACCGAACCCCGAAATGACCTCGTTTGTTTTCCGTGAAACGCTTATGACGCACCTGCTACTGTGGGGAAACGCATATGCGCAGATTATCCGCAATGGAAAGGGCGAGGTCATTGCTCTGTACCCGCTTATGCCAAACCGAATGACGGTTGACCGCGATTCAAGCGGAAAGCTGTACTACAAATACTACCGTGGTTCAGATGAAGCAATCCGCAATAAAGAATATGAGGTCGTTCTCTCACCTTACGATATTCTGCATATCCCCGGTCTTGGCTTTGACGGGCTTGTGGGTTACTCGCCGATTGCAATGGCGAAGAACGCTATCGGGCTTGCAATTGCGACCGAGGAGTTCGGCGCTAAGTTCTTTGCGAACGGCGCAGCGCCAAGTGGCGTGCTTGAACACCCAGGTACGATTAAGGACCCGACAAAGGTTCGTGAAGCGTGGCAGTCGCAGTTCGGCGGCAGCTCCAACAGCGGAAAAGTCGCTGTGCTTGAAGAAGGTATGAAATACACCCCAATCAGTATTTCTCCGGAGCAGGCACAGTTCCTTGAAACACGCAAATTTCAGATAAACGAAATTGCTCGAATTTTCAGAGTACCGCCTCACATGGTCGGCGACCTTGAAAAATCGAGCTTTTCTAATATCGAGCAGCAGTCCCTTGAATTCGTGAAATACACGCTTGAACCCTGGCTTGTGCGGTGGGAACAGAGCATGATTCGTTCGCTCCTCACTCCAAGCGAGAAGCAGGAGTATTTTATCAAGTTCAATGTTGACGGACTGCTGCGCGGCGACTACGCAAGCCGCATGAGCGGGTACGCTACCGCAAGGCAGAACGGTTGGATGTCCGCAAACGACATTCGGGAGCTTGAAAACCTCGACCGCATTCCTGCCGAGGACGGCGGCGACCTATATCTCATAAACGGCAATATGACTAAGCTGGCTGACGCAGGTATCTTTGCGGCAGACAGTAGAAAGGAGGATTCCGATGAAGAAGTTCTGGAAGTGGACGAACAAGATAGTGAAGAACGAGGAAACGCAGGAGCAGAACCCGGAGAGAACGCTGTTCCTAAACGGCACTATCGCTGATGAAAGCTGGTTTGACGATGACGTCACACCGCAGCTTTTCAAAGAGGAGCTGTTGTCCGGCAGCGGAGATATTACCGTCTGGATTAACTCGCCCGGTGGGGACTGCGTTGCGGCGGCGCAAATCTACAATATGCTGATGGACTACAAGGGAAACGTCACGGTGAAAATCGATGGCATAGCCGCAAGCGCTGCTTCGGTTATTGCAATGGCGGGAAACAAGGTGCTTATGTCCCCTGTTTCAATGCTGATGATACACAACCCTATGACGGTGGCGATGGGAGATACCGCCGAAATGCAGAAAGCAATTGAAATGCTGTCCGAGGTCAAGGAGAGCATTATAAACGCTTATGAAATCAAGACCGGAATGAGCCGAGCGAAAATCTCGCATCTCATGGACGCAGAAACATGGATGAATGCAAACAAAGCGGTGGAACTCAGCTTTGCTGACGGTATTCTTGCCCGAGAAGAACCGAACGAAGCGCCTGCCGCAGATTCGTTGGTGTATTCCGAAGCGCAGGTGGTAAATTCCCTTATGGGAAGAATCACGGAAAAGTGTAGAATTGCGCCGAAAATCGAACATAAAGCAAAAGCCGAGGATTTGTTTTCCCGGCTTGATTTGATTAAGAACTGGAGGTAACGAAAATGACAATTCTTGAACTGCGCGAAAAGCGCAACAAGGCATGGGAAGCCGCAAAGGCATTTGTTGAAACCAAGCGCGACAAGGACGGACTTCTGTCCGCAGAGGACGCTGCTTCTTATGCTGAAATGGAGCAGAAAATTAAGGACTACGGCGCTGAAATCGAGCGTATGGAGCAGATGGCGGCTATGGACGCGCAGCTTTCCAAGCCTACGTCAGCACCTCTCACCGCAAAGCCGTTGAACGGTGACAAGCCAAAGTCCGGCAGAGCAAGTGATGAGTACAGGGCGGCAATGCTGAACGCTCTCCGCACGAATTTCAGACAGGTTTCCGATGTGCTTTCCGAGGGCGTTGACGCAAACGGCGGTTATCTCGTCCCCGAGGAATACGACAGCCGCCTTATCGACACGCTGACTGAGGAAAACATCATGCGAAAGCTGGGTCACACCATCACTACCAGCGGCGAACACAAGATAAATATTGCGGCAACAAAGCCCGCCGCAGCGTGGATTGACGAGGGCGGCGCGCTGTCTTTCGGGGACGCTACTTTTGCGCAGATCAACCTTGACGCGCACAAGCTGCACGTTGCGGTTAAGGTGACCGAGGAGTTGCTCTACGACAACGCTTTCGGGCTTGAAAGCTACATAATCGAGCAGTTCGGCAAGGCATTGTCCAATGCGGAGGAGGACGCTTTTCTCAACGGCGATGGAGTTGGCAAGCCCCTCGGACTTTTCTCCGACAAGGGCGGCGGCGAGGTTGCTGTCATTGCGGCGAGCGCCACTGCAATAACCGCAGACGAAATCATCAACCTTGTGTACTCCCTCAAGCGCCCCTACCGCAAGAATGCAAAGTTCATCATGAATGACCAGACTGTCGCGGCGCTCCGCAAGCTGAAAGACAACAACGGCGCATATCTCTGGCAGCCGTCACTCCAGGCGGGCGAGGTCGACAGGCTGTTCGGCTATGAGGTTTACACATCTCCGTATGTCCCCATAATCGCCGCAGGAAAGCCCGTAATCGCATTCGGTGATTTCAGCTACTACAACATCGGCGACCGTGGAACTCGTTCCTTTGCGGAACTCAAGGAGCTGTACGCAGGAAACGGCATGGTGGGCTTTGTGGCAAAGGAGCGCGTTGACGGCAAGCTGATTCTCCCCGAAGCAGTACAGATTCTGAAGATGAAAGCCGGCTCGGGTTCGTGATGAATGAACTGCTTACCAAAGTAAAACAGAACCTCATACTTGAACACTCGGCGGACGATGAACTCATAAGCGGGTTCATCACCGCCGCTGTTTCCTATGCCGAAAGCTATCAGCATATCGAGCAGGGCTATTACACGAATAATCCCATGCCGCCCACCACGGAACAGGCGGTAATAATGCTGTCCTCGCATTTTTACGAATCGAGGGACGGCAGTACCGGCGGATTTTTCGGGGACAATGTTCAAGCTGGAAAACAGGTGTGGGATACCGTAAATATGCTCCTGCGTTTGGACAGGCGGTGGAAAGTATGAGTTTCGGAAAGATGAACACGCAGATACAGATAACGCAGAAACAGGTCACGCTTGATGACGAGGGTTTTCAGACTGAATGCGATGTTGTTTTAGCAACAGTCAGAGCCTATCGGGAGGGGCAGCACGGCAGCGATAAATGGGCGAACAGAGCCGCTTTTTCCGAAGCTGCCGACCTGTTCCGTTTTCGCACTATTCCGGGAGTGAAAATCTCCACGGATATGCGATTGCTCTGCGGCAATTCTGTATTTGAGATTACCTCTGTGGAAGATGTTAAGGGTCGCGGAATGTATATTGAAGCGCTTGCAAAGGAGGTGAAGCCGAGTGGCTAAAGCTGATGTTAAAATGCCCGATGAATTCCTTTCGAGGATTTCTCGGCTTGGAGCGCAGACCGACAGCATTGCCGAAAAGGTTTTGCAGGCGGGCGGTGAGGTTGCTCTCGCAAAGGTCAAAAGTAATCTGAAATCCGTTGTAGGTTCGGGAACGAAAAGCAAATCCCGCTCCACAGGAGAACTCGAACGGTCGCTCGGCTTATCTCCGGTTATGGTCGATAAAAATGGAAATCATGACATCAAGGTTGGATTCTCCGAGCCGAGGACGGACGGCGGCAGTAATGCGAAGATTGCAAACATTCTGGAATACGGAACAAGCAGTCATTTGGCGAAACCGTTTCTGAAACCTGCAAAATCCGCTGTGAAAAAGCAGTGCGTGGAGGCCATGAAATCCGCATTTGAAAAGGAGGTTGAGGGGCTGTGAGTCTGCTTTCAGAACTCTCTGCGATAGCCAAAAAGCTGAAACTCCCGGCGCAGACAGCGGTGTATTCCGGTAACGCTCCCGATGAATACTTGGTGTTCACTCCGCTATACGACAGCTTTGAACTTCATGCAGATAATACGCCGACTGCCGATGTGCAGGAAGTGCGGATTTCACTTTTCACAAAAGGAAACTACACCCGCACTGTAAGCAGGATTGTAAAGGCTCTGCTCTGCGCCGATATTACCGTAACCGCCCGAAAGTATGTCGGTCATGAGGACGATACGGGCTATCATCATTATGCCGTTGATACGGCGAAAAACTATGAAATGGAGGAGATATAAATGGCAACAATAGGTCTTGACAAGCTGTTCTACGCAGAAATTACCGAGGACAGCGACGGCAGCGAAACCTACGGAGTTCCCGCTTCGCTTGCAAAGGCGATTTCGGCTGACCTTTCCGTGGAGCTTGCGGAAGCAACGTTATATGCTGATGACGGCGCTTCCGAAATCGTCAAGGAGTTCAAGAGCGGTACGCTTTCCCTTGGCGTTGACGATATAGGAAATGATGCGGCTTCGGTTCTGACGGGCGCTACCATCGACAGCAACAACGTGGTCATTTCCACCAGCGAGGACGGCGGCAAGCCCGTGGCTATCGGGTTTCGGGCGAAGAAATCCAACGGCAAGTACCGCTATTTCTGGCTGTACAGAGTGAAGTTCGGTATTCCGTCAACCTCGCTTGCCACAAAGGGCGACAGTATAACGTTTTCCACGCCTACAATTGAGGGTACTGTTCTCCGCAGAAACAAGCCGGACGGCAACGGAAAGCACCCGTGGAAAGCGGAAGCGACCGAGGGCGAGAAGAACGTTCCGGACAGTGTAATCACGGGTTGGTACAAGTCTGTGTATGAACCCACATTCACGGCAAAGCCTGCTGAAACAGGCAAGTAACGGAGGTATGAGCAATGACGAATGAACGCAGTTCTTTAATAACGATCGGCGGTGAGCAGTACGAAATGATTCTCACCACCAGAGCGACAAAGGCTATCTCTAATCGCTATGGTGGACTGGATAACCTCGGTGACAAGCTGATGAGGTCCGAGAATATGGAGATGGCGCTTGATGAGATAATCTGGCTGATAACTCTGCTTTGCAATCAAAGCATTGAGATACATAATCTCAGAAACAGCGATAAAAAGCCGCTTCTCACCGAGGAAACCGTGGAACTTCTGACCTCTCCCGGCGAGCTTGCAGAGTACAAGGACACTATCACCGAAGCTATGCTGAAAGGCACGAAGCGGAATATCGAAAGTGAAGATACCTCAAAAAACGCAGTAACAGCCGGGTGAACGACGCAGAACTATTCACCCGGCTGTTCTATTACGGAACAGCGCAGCTGCACCTATTTTCGGAAGAGGTGTGGCTTATGCCGTTCGGCTTTCTGATGGATCTGTGGGAGTGTCATAAGCAGTTTATGGGTATCTCCAAACCCAAGCATGAAGCGGATATTGATGAGGTTGTGCCGATGGGGATATAGAAAAACAGCCCCGCTATAACAGCAGGGCTGAAATGCTATTCGCTTTCGGTTAATCTGCTGATAAAGTCAGCAGGTGAATAAACAGGAATTTCGGCTGCGGTGTAATCCCTGAGATTTCTTGTTATGATGCAGTCTGCGCCTATTCGTTTTGCAGTTTCAATCATTACTGCATCTTCAAAATCCTTGGTTTCTGCACCGAGTGCAATCTGGCAGTCAACCGCAAATGTATCGGCAATATCAAAGAGCACAAACAGTTTATGTATGCATTCTTTGGTAAGAGCGTCATTGTGCAGACTTCTGCGTAGAATATAGAAAATATCCGTTATGGACTTGGCGGTCAATACTCCGCAGAACTGTCGGTTGGAAACTGCAAGAAACAATTTCTGCGCGTCTGCCGAAAAAGGTTCACGATTCTGAAGAGCGTCAATTATAACACAGGTGTCTATAACGGCGGTCATATGTTATCCAGCCTTTCATCGCGGGCTTCTTCAACAGTAACATCAGCGGGAATTACTCCAAACAGTGACCTTGCCATTTCAACCCTGTCGGCATTCGGATTGGTGAGCTTTGCGATCACCTTTCCGTTTTTGGTAATAAACACATCTTCTGTTTCGGCGAGCATAAGGTATTTGCCTAAGTTCATTTTAAGTTCGGTTGCTGTAACTGACATAAAAACGCACCTCCTGCTTTCAATAGTATGTGGTGTTCTGATTACATTATACATCATTCGTTCGATTTTGTCAATTGTTTCGTTCGATTTTTGTGAGGGAATATTGAATTTTTATTGTTTTTTAAAAGTGGTTGAAAAAAGTCGAGGTGCGTGGTATAATGTATTGTAAAGAGGAGATTATCTGCTCGATAAATCGGAATTTAGGGGAGGTTGTCATGAAAAGGGAATTAGGAATAGCTCGCTGTGGTTTGGCTTGCTGTTTGTGTTCGGAGAATGTAACCTGCAAAGGATGTAAACGGGATGGATTCATGGAACTATCTTGGTGTAAGGATGCAGAATGGTGTGAGGTTCGCAGATGCGGAATCGATAAGAATCTAAACGGCTGTTATGAGTGTGAGCCTGCGGAATGCCGTAAAGGTCTATTTGCAGAAAAGATCAAGGCAAGAGCTTTTTCTGAATTTGCTCGCAGGTATGGTGTTGAAGAACTTTTGAACTGCCTTGAAAGGAATGAGCAAGCGGGTATCGTTTATCATCGGGAAGGAATTATGGGTGATTATGATGATTTTGATAATCTTGAGGAACTGATAAATTATATCAAAACGGGAACAAGGTAAATTCCAATTTATCGAGCACTTTAACACAATAAAGGAACACCAACCTGGTCGCTCCTTTTCCTATACTCCACGAGCCGCAAGGCTCTTTTTTTATGCCCTTTTTTCGAGGAGGTGAAACAGAATGTCCGAAAATTTCGGTCTGAAAATAGGTCTTGAGGGCGAGCGTGAATTCAAGAAATCCCTCGCCGAGATAAACAATTCTTTCAAGGTACTAGGCTCCGAAATGAAGCTTGTAGACTCCCAGTTCGACAAGAACGACAGATCCGCCGAGGCTCTCACAGCGCGAAACCAGGTGCTGAACAAGGAAATCGAGCAGCAGAAGCAGAAAATCGAAACGCTTCGTTCCGCTCTCGCCAATGCCGCCGAGTCATTCGGCGAAAACGACCGCCGCACACAAAGCTGGCAGATACAGCTGAACAATGCGCAGGCGGCTCTGAACGGCATGGAGAGTGAACTGAATTCCAACAACACTGCCCTTGAAAAAGCTGACAAGGGCTTTGACGAAGCAGGAGATGAAGCAAAGGATTTCTCCAATTCCGTCAAGAAAGCCGCAGACACCAGCGAGGACGCTGACGGAAAGCTGAGCAAACTCGGGGATACCGCAAAGAAAATAGGCGCGGCTCTCGGCGCTGCTGCGGCAGCGGTCGGAACAGCCTGCGTTGCCGCAGGAAAAAAGCTGTGGGACATGGCGAACGAGGTAGGCTCAGCGGGTGACCAGATTGACAAGACCTCGCAGAAAATCGGCATAAGCGCCGAAAGCTACCAGAAGTGGGGCTATGTGTTCGAGCGCTGCGGCGCAGATGTAAACAACCTACAGACGGGCATGAAAAAGCTGTCCACCGTCATTACGGACGCGGCGGGTGGCTCGGATTCCGCTGCCGAAAAGCTGTCCGCTGTCGGACTTTCCATTGAGGAACTGAACGGTAAATCCCAGGACGAACAGCTGAGCATGGTAATCACAGCTCTGCAAGGCATGGAAGCAGGCGCAGAGCGTACCGCCGCCGCAAACGACCTCCTCGGAAAATCCGCTGTGGACATGGCGGCAGTCCTGAACACAAGCGTAGAGGAAACCGAGCGTCTGAAGCAGGAAGCCGAGGATTACGGCATGGTTATGAGCAACGAAGCGGTAGCTGCGTCCGCTGCTTTTGAGGACAGCCTTACCAAGCTGTCGCACACGGCAGGCGGTCTGAAGAACCGCATGGTGGGAGAACTCCTGCCGGGAATAACGCAGATCACAGACGGTCTTGCCGACCTCCTCGCAGGCAACGAGCAAGCGGCGGACGAACTGAAAAGCGGCGTTACATCAGTTATCGACACTATCCGAACGCTGATTCCGCAGTTTGCGGAACTCATCACCTCCATTGCGGGAGCGGTCCTAGAAAGCGCTCCTGGTATCATCAAGGCGCTTGCTGATGGACTTCTGTCGGCTATCTCGGAACTCACTCCGACCATCGCCAGAATTGTGACCGAGATTATTTCGGCTCTAGTGGGACTTCTGCCGCAGATAGTTTCGGCGGGAGCGGATATTCTGTTGTCGCTCATCAAGGGCATTGCGGACACGATTCCACAGCTTGTTCCGCAGATAGTCGCTGTTGTCGTGGAGATAGTGAAAACGCTTGTGGACAACCTGCCGCTTATTTTGGACGCAGCTTTACAGCTTATAACGGGACTTGCACAGGGTATTTTAGATTCACTGCCAGTTCTTATTGAAGCCTTGCCGCAGATAATCACGGGAATTGTGGACTTTCTCATCGGCGCGATACCGCAGATAATCGAAGCGGGAATACAGCTTCTAACCTCGCTTGTTACGGCTCTGCCGGATATAATTGCGGCAATCGTGGAGGTAATTCCGCAGATAATTGACGGGATAATCAAGGCGGTGATTTCCGCAATTCCGCTTATCATCGAAGCAGGAATTAAGCTGCTTGTCGCGCTTGTGCAGAACCTGCCGACAATCATCACGACCATTGTTGCGGCTATTCCACAGATAATTTCAAGCGTTATAGACGCTGTTATCGGAGCAATTCCGCAGCTTGTTGCGGCGGGCGTTCAGCTGTTTATTGCGCTGATTGAAAATCTCCCGACTATTATTGTAGAGATAGTCAAGGCAATTCCGCAAATCATAAGCGGCATTGTTGACGCATTCGGCAGCTACTTCGGCAAGATGGCGGATGTCGGCGGCAACCTGCTGAAAGGTTTGTGGCAGGGCATTTCTGACGCAGGCGCATGGCTCTGGAATCAGATAAGCGGTTTCTTTGGCGGCATTGTTGACGGTATCAAGGACTTCTTCGGAATACATTCGCCGTCAAAATTGTTTGCGAACCTCGGCGGCTTTATGGCAGAGGGACTTGGCGAGGGCTTCGGCGATGAGATGAAGGACGTTTCAAAAAGTATGCAGAACGCTATCCCATCAGATTTTGACCTCGACATGAATGGCACGGTTTCAGGCTTTAACGGAGTGCAGACGCAGGCGTTTGACATTACAATTCCACTGAGTGTTGACGGAGTTCCGCTGACTAAGGTAATATCCAGAATACAGTGGAATCAGAACAAGGTGACGGTAAGGAATGCGGGGGCGGTGTGATGGTTGAGATAATCGTGACTGAAAACGGAAATGTTTGTGGTGTGTTTACACGGGTGATTTCTGCATCGCTTACCGACAGTCTGAACGGAGAATGCACCTTTCAGTTTTCCGTGATTTCATCGATGGCTTCGGAGATATTCACGGGACTGGAGGTACAGCTGAAAAGCGACACTCTGAACTACCTTTTCAATGTTGTGAAAGTGTCGAAATCGCTCTCCGGCGGCATTGCGATTTGCACCGTTGAGTGCGAACACAAGTCCTACGAACTTAACAACGATGAATACAAGCTGAATGAATTTGATTTCGAGGGCGCTCCGGGTGAGTGCCTTATTTCTTTATTACAAGGCACTTCGCTGACCGCCGGAATTTGCGACCAGACCGTTCCGATAAAGCTGAAAATCAATCGAGAATGTACTCGCCGAGCCGCCTTAATGCAGCTAATTGCGCTCTGCGGCGGTGAAATTGAGTACAACGGGACGGAAATAAATATCCGTTCCCACAGAGGTTCGCAGGACTACATCGGCATTATGGACGGAAAAAATGTGTCCGACCTCACGATGGAAACCGATAACCGCTCCGGTACTACAAATTACGGACTAACGCTCTACAAGAACGTCAATTTCTCGGTCGGCGACAACGTGCAGATAGTGTTCCACCCGTTCAACCTCAACGTAAACACCCGCATAATTGCCATGAGTTTCAATCCGTACAACCGCCGTGAAATTTCAATCGAGGTCGGAGATTACCGTCCGAGCATTTCTGACAATCTCTATCAGATGGAGCAGAAAACGAACGAGATACGCAAGGACGTGGGCGAATCCACTGCGGAACTGAAAACCGCGACAAACAGCGCAGATATTTCGGTTACGGAGAAGTCACAAAGGCTGTTCCGAATTACTTACAATGCGATTCAAGCGACATACGCGGCGTTCTGCTCGACGGTGAAATTCGTCATTTCAGCCGCAGGAACTCTTGCGTTCATTCTGAAAAAGAACGAAAACGAAGTCATGCGGTATGAGGAGTATTTCAGCGAGGGACCGCACACCAAGACCTACACCTATCCGTTCACATCGGAAGTCGGTCAAAATACCATGTCACTCAGCGTGGTTTCGGCTGACGGCGCAGAGGGCAAGTTTCCGAAAATGCAGACCTGGGGCTATGTAATGGGCGCTTACCTTGCAGGAGATACTCCGTGGGACGGTTACATTGAAGCCCGCGAGGGCGAGGTTCATTTTACTATGCGCCGAACCGTCAGAAAGTCGCTTGTTCGTACATCGGATACTCTGCTGTTTGAGATTCTCAAGTCACATAAGTTCAAGTTCAGCGAACCTATGCCAGCTTTCATTAAACGTGAGAGGGAGAGAAAAACGCTTGAACCCACCGTCAGAGCGGTATTCCCCGACGCATGGAGTCCGAAGATAATCACACCGCCGCCTATCACCGTGGTGAATGTATCGAACAGAAAGCTGTATCTTGAACTGCGAAATCCCGTCAAGGCTGATGAAATAGCAGTTTCTGCGTTCACCATGATAGTCACAACCGAAAAAGAAACTGTGCGCTTGCAGCCGATTTCTGCTGATTTCGGCGTGGGTGATTTCGGCAGTACGATTTGGCTTGCGTTCGGAAGTTCCGTGATGAAAGACAGCGTTCAGAGTATTACGCTGCTGTATGACGGAGATGTCGGAAATCTGACCGATGTTCTGAACAATGCGCCGTGTAACAGTTTCCAGACATCGTTTATTTATTCACCATTCGAGGAGGAAGAAACATGATAAAAGGACGCGCGACCATTCAGCTTTTTGACGAAAAGACGGGCGAGGTAGTCCGTGAACTGCATGAGGAAAACATGATAACCAACGCAGTGGACACGATTCTCAACCCGCCCGATTACATCGAAATCGGCATAGATTCCGACAACGACCGCAGCTTTAATATGCTGCGTGATTTTGCGGGAAACATTGCCGATACTGCGTTCCGTGGGGTTATAGTCTGCCGTGACAAAATCCCCGAGGACGGAAACAATATGATGTTACCTTGGACGAACGAGGAGATAGGTCACGCAGGAATAGCCAACACGAACACGGACACGAGTATCGGCACTTACAACGCCAACGAAAGCGGTCGCATTGAGAACGGCAAAGGTTACCGCCATGTGTGGGACTTTGCTTCGGACAAGGCAAACGGAGAGATAAGCTGTATCTGCCTTACCACCAAGGACGGCGGCACAAACGGAATGCACCATTCCTACTGGAATCTGTCTTGCGGAGGAACTGACCTTAACAGCAGTTCTCTGGACTCATTCAAGCAGGCATATCACACTATTGTCGGGCGGTATATTCCGGATTCGCAGTTCAATTGCGGGGTTTTCAAGTGGTTTTACATGGGCAGGCTGTCCAATGGAAATGTGCGGCTTCTCGGAAAGCATATCCATGACGGGTGCATTTACGAGGTCGTTATGTTCGACCCCATGTCCATAAGCGTAAGCACGGAAAAGCCGTTCTGCGGCATTATAAGCGTGAAGAAAGTTATAGAGCTGTTCCCGGCGGCAGAGCGTATTCCTAATTCGACCTATGATAACAGCTATCATCACGGTGGTTATTACTACGACTGTAATACGAGCAATATAAAAAACCTGCCTGCGGAAGAAATTGAGAAGCTAAAGAGCGACTGGGAAAGTGATCCTCAGTGGCTGGCGTTCTTCCCCTATGTGATTGGGGACAAGATACATATCGTTGCAACCTCGCTCCAACATATTCATCATTACATTTTTGACTTGGACACTTTTGTGCAGATTTCCAAGAAGGTAATTGAAACAGATGCGCCTTTGCAGAATTACGGAGTTGGTATCAATAATGTGTATGCTTCGGGGGTTTCGGGAAGTTACAGATGGTTTTACGGCGCGGGTGTGAACGGCGATTACTGCAATGCTCTAAGCGCCTTTGAGTGGGACGATAAGTACTTCGTTATTACTAAATATCCGCTGATAGACGGCACAGAAGCGACAGGAACAAACAACTTCGGGCAGCTGCGCATATTCACAAAGGACGGTAAATCCACGGGCAAAACATGGCAGTATGTCGCTGACGGAACGCTCTCTAATATGACGGCGGCGAGCTTCTGGGGATTTTATGTTGACGAAAAGACGAACACTCCGCTTGTGATTTGCGATAGCTGCAACATTTCCTATTCACTGCTTGCCCTTGAGATAATCAAAAGCGGCGAGGATTACGGCAGATACAGAATGCGGTTCTCTGCTCCGACTTATGGAAACAGTTATCTGTATTCGTATGCGAATATCATCAAGACAGACGGACTTAACCTGCCGCTGTATATTCTGCCGTACTATCCATATTCAAGCGGTAGTCAGCATTTCTTCGGCTTTGCGCTTGGAATCTGCAAGCTGTGCCTTACCACAATAAACAACCTGTCCGAGCCGGTGCGAAAACTGGACGGGCAGGTCATGAAAATAACTTACGATATCGTTGACGAATGATTGGAGGGATCATTATGAGAGAATTCTGGAACACAATTCAGCTTATTTTTACGGCGGTCGGCGGGTGGCTCGGCTGGTTTCTCGGAGGGAGCGACGGTTTGCTTTTTGCGCTTATTGCCTTTGTGGTGATCGACTACATAACCGGAGTGATGTGCGCTATATCGGACAAGAAGCTGTCAAGCGCAGTCGGGTTCAAGGGAATATGCAGAAAGGTGCTTATCTTCGCTCTGGTCGGCGGCGGGCATATTCTTGACACACGGGTTATTGGCGCAGGTTCTGTTCTGCGCACTGCGGTGATATTCTTCTATCTGTCGAACGAGGGTATTTCGCTGCTTGAGAACGCCGCTCACCTTGGTTTGCCCGTTCCGAAGAAGCTGAAAGATGTGCTGGAGCAGCTGCATAAGCGTTCGGAAAAGGAGGACGATGATGAAGATTAAAGGTGTTGATTTGAGTTACTGCCAGGAGGGTATCAGCTTTCCTGCGCTGAAACAGGCTGGTGTGAAATTCGCAATTATCCGTGCGGGCTTTTCCACGAAGAAAGATGTGACTATGGGTAAGTTCGTGGCGGACTGCAAGAAACACAGCATTGACTACGGATTTTACTGGTACAGCTATGCAATGAGCGTTGAACAGGCAGAGGCTGAAGCCGAGAAATGTATTTCTGTGATTAAGGGACTGTCCCCGACATATCCCGTATTCTTCGACATGGAGGAGAAAAATCAGATCAGCGGTCTGAATACGGACACACGCACAAAGATGGCAATTGCTTTCTGTGAAAAGATAAGTCAGGCGGGATTCAAGCCTGGAATTTACGCAAATCCGTCTTTTATGGAGAACTATTACGACAAGAGCAGGATTGTCGACAGGTACGACATCTGGCTTGCCCACTGGACGAACAGCCCCGACTGTCCGTCAAAGTACAACTATTGTCAGACAATGTGGCAGTGGGGACTAGACAGAATAGGCGGATACGATGTTGACGGTGATATCTGCTTTACCGATTACGGCAAGAAAAAGCCTGTCGAGAAAACTATAGATCAGCTTGCTGACGAGGTGCTTGCCGGCAAGTGGGATAACGGTGCAGAGCGTGAAAGGCTGCTTACTGCCGCAGGATACGACTACAGTGCGGTTCAGAAAAGGGTGAACGAAATACTCAACAAGAAAACCGTTGACGAGATTGCAAACGAGGTTATTCGTGGCGAATGGGGCAACGGCGCTGAACGCAAGGAGAAACTCACTGCGGCAGGATATGACTATTTTGCTGTGCAGAAGCGTGTAAACGAAATGCTCTGATAAAACTTAATACCATACAGCAGCAATGCCCACCTTGGATTGATTTCCTTAGTGGGCATTAAATTTCATTCGGAACAAGAAATTGACATAATGTGCTCTGAAAATGTTAAGACAAAGTGATTTTAGTGTGTTATAATAAAATCACAAACACAAAGGAGGTTTGCATATGGCAGGCAGAAATATGTTGAATATTGCTCTAGACTATATTGACGAGCACATCGAATGGAAACCCAACGAGATAATTTTGGGAGTAAGTAAGCAGACAGGGTTTAACTCAAAGTTTTATAAGAACTGTTTTGACGCAGTCTTAGATGAGAGTCTTTTCCTCTATATAAAAATGAGAAAAATCTTCTTCATCTGTAGGAAAATAAAGGAAAACCCTACATATCCATTAAATCACCTTGCTCTTGATTTTGGCTATAGTGCAGAGTCTGCTATGAGCAGAGATTTCCGTCATATAGTAGATTTCACACCAAAACAAGTACTAAAAGAAAATAAGTCCGCGCCTGACAACAGGATAAATCTGACGGTTACACGGACAGAGTCGGTATCGGAAATGGAGGAAATAATATTGAATAAGGAAGCGCTGCGAGAAGAATTTATCGAAATTCCAGATGAATTCGTAGATATACAGAACGAATTTGGCTTTTCGATGGATACTTGTAATATGATAGCAGAACTTGCTGAAAGACTGGGAATGCCGCTTTACCATTTCGCAAGCAGCTGTTTTGACCAGATGGTTAGCTTTCAAAGTGATAGTGATTATATTAGACCTGAAATCGAAAAGTGCATAGACCTTGAGCTTACATCAGAAGCAGAATTAAAGGCAATCTGTGAGTTTTTTGATTGCAAGTACTATGAGGTCGACAGAAGAATGGTATGGTTCTATCGTGATAGAACCGGAAAGGAATGCTTGGATAATAATGATTAATTTTGCAACTATATTGAAGCCACATAAGAATATGAAACCTGGCGGTGGCTACTGCCAGCATGGTGTGGGATATGATCTTGAATATCAAACTGAGATAGGTGAAGACGAAGTCCTTATTACAGCAGCAATTCGCATAAAAGCTAAAACTAAAAGTGGTAAGAAAATCTTGAGTTCTATGACTGAGAAACAGACATCCCCACTAAAAACTATGATACAGAAAGTCGAAAGAGAAAACAAGATTGATGTTCGCGAAGGAAAGGGAATGCCGTTGTATCCAAAGCTAGACAATTTGTTTGATTAGCATGCTTAATCTTGTAAAATCATCTCTATATTAAAAATCTATTCTTGTTACCCACTGAGGATTTTTTCCTTGGTGGGTAATTTTTTTATTTTTGGTTCGGAAATCTTGAATAGCTGTCCTTTTATAGTTGAAAGCATATTTATGCGAACCACTTACGGTATTCCTGTCAATTGAACAGCAGCGTAGTGGTTCAGAATGGAGGATTTACAATGAAAGAAATGACAACCGGAGAAAAGTACCTGCTCACAATAAAGGAAGCGGGTGAGTATTTCAACATCGGGGTAAAGAAAATGCGTCGACTTGCGGAGGAAAATCTCGGTGTGTTCTCGGTTTACAGCGGAAATCGGTATCTCATAAACCGCACAAAATTCGAGGAATTTCTCTGCAATACTTCTACGATCTGATTTTGTTTTATCTGCCGTTAGTAGTTGCTATTTTCTCTTTTTAGAGCAATATATAGTAATGACCGTTAAACGGAATATCGCACGAAAGGAAACGAAAAACAATGGCAAAAACAGAGCCGGGAAGCAAAGATTTACTGAACCCCGCAGAAACTATTGCTTTATTTGAACTGAGCAGCAGAAAGTTCTATGCTCTCATCAGAAGTAATGTAAAGCTGGACTTCATTGCGTTTTATGGCGGACGCAGACTAGTTATTCGCGTATTATTTGAGAAGTACCTTGACGAGCACGCCGAAATAAGGAGGAGCAGAACATGGCAACACAGAGAAAAATAAGGCGCGATTCAAAACACCGCCTGCTTCGCGCGGGAGAGTCGATACGCGCCGATGGAAAGTATCAGTTTAAGTACTACATAGGCGACAAGGCAAAATTCGTTTACAGCTGGCGGCTTGAACCCACGGATAAACTTCCGGCAGGAAAGAAAGCTACGCCATCACTCCGCGAACTTGAAAAGCAGATAGGGCGCGATATTGAATCGCAGCTTGACCCGCAAAAACTTAATCTCACAGTCGTTGAGATCACCAAGCGTTATCTCTCCACCAAAACGGGTTCCAGACCCAGCACAGTGGCAAACTACAATTTCGTTATGAATATTCTCAAAAACGAGGAATTCGGCGCAAAAAAGATTTCGCACATCAAAACCTCAGACGCTAAGCTGTTTCTGATAAAACTTCAGAAGGACGGCAGAGGATACAGCACGGTAAAAACAGTCAGGGGAATTCTGCGACCTGCGTTCCAGATGGCGGTCGATGATGATATTCTGAACAAGAACCCGTTCGGATTTCAGCTTGCGGGTGTCGTGGTCAACGACAGCGTTACAAGAGAAGCCATCAGTCGCGAGGATATGCGGCGGTTTCTTAAATTCGTGCATGACGACAATTGCTACTGCAAATATTACGAAGCAATATACATACTATTTCACACCGGACTGCGCATTTCAGAATTCTGCGGGCTTACACTTAAAGATATAGATTTACAGAAAAAAGTGCTGAATATCGACCATCAATTGCAGCGAACTTCGGACAGCACTTACCATATTGAGCCTACCAAGACCAAAGCTGGTACAAGACAGCTGCCGCTCACCGATGATGTTGTCGGGTGCTTCCGTGCCATAATTGAGGACAGAGAACCTCAAAAACGCGAACGAATAATAGATGGGTACGCAGGATTTCTGTACTACGACAAAAATGGAATGCCGCTGGTTGCAATGCACTGGGAACACCGATTAAAGCACATGGTGAATCGGTACAACGAGATTTACCGCCTGCAAATGCCGAGTATCACTCCGCACGTCTGCCGCCACACCTATTGCAGCAATATGGCGAGATCCGGCATGAACCCGAAAACGCTGCAATACCTTATGGGACACAGCGACATCGGTGTTACTCTGAATACTTACACGCACCTCGGGCTTGAGGACGCTCAGGACGAACTCGGTAGGATAGCCGAGATTGAAAATGCCCGCAGGGAGGTGGATAAGCTTGGCGGAGAGAAAACGCAGGAAATGTTCAGGGTGACGGGATAAAATAGTTATGGGCGTACAAAGATGTACGCCCAATTAATGTTCTGTTTATTAACGCTTAAACCCGTGCGATCATAAATTATCTGCTGCGCTTTCTGGAGATAATAAGTGCAGCGCCCGCGCCGAGAGCCAGCGCGATTACCGCGGAAACACCCTCTGCACCAGTATCAGGGCTGCCCTTAGAGGTGTTCTCATCTGAGGAATCCTCCGATGCCCCAGATGAGCGCTTGGTATAATAGAGCGTACCCTCGTCGTTGGTGAGCGCAAGCACCGTGCTACCGTTGTCGTTTACAGTAAGTGAATACTCTGCCTGTTCAGCTTCGCCGCTGCCAAGGTCGTAAGCGACATAAGTTCCGATACCGTCGCCCTTTTCGCCGCTGTCGTACATATAAGCGTTGAAATCGCTGGTTTTCTCGCCGTTCATGAATGTCGCGCCGCTTCCGTTTCCGTCAATGGTAACATAGTACTCAACGCCTTCGTATTCTTCGCCCCAGCCGCTGAGGTCGCAGTCCCATGTGCCCTCAAGTTCAGAAGCCTGCGCAGCGGAAGATTCGGTTCTTTCGGAGTAATCCATATTCTCAAGGCAGAACAGCGCGATGCAGTTGTCTATCGTGTGAAGGTCTGCCGCGTCGTCGATTCCTGCGCTGAGCCAGTATGCGTAATTGCCTTTAAGGTAGCCCTGAAGCTCCTCAAGGTCGCTTCCGTAGCGGAATTCTATGTGGTAGGTCTCAGCCATCGTATCGTCGCGGAAGAAGAAATATGTGAACTCGCCAGCGTCGTCGGTGCTCTTGTATACGTCGCAGGGGAATGCGACCGGCATTTCAACGCCGCCCCAGTTCAGCACCTCGCCGTCGCCGATATTGTACTGTCCGAGGTACTCGTAGGTGTGAGTGGACTGTGAACCGTCCGTTAGGGTGACGGTGGCTGTCATGTCGCTGTTGAATGTGAACTGAGCCGCGTCATTTATATACCAGCAGTCGAACGCTGCGGCTCCGGTTTCCGCAATATAGTCGACAGCCTCCTGACCGTAAATGTCGGAGCTTATAGAGCCTTTCAGGGAAGCCGCGGCAGCTTCCGCGTTGTCCTCGCCCATGGCTGCGGCGCAGTATTTGTACCATATGTCGGAGTATTTCTCGTTGAGAATAACGTCGAAGAGATTGTCATAGCTGGTGGAGGTTTCTCCTGCAATGGCGGTCCATACGCCGGATCCAGCGGCTCCTGCACTTTCCGCAGACGCTGCCGCTGAAACTGAGAGCACGGCTGCTGCCGCCATTATTGATGTCATTTTTCTTATAAGTTTCATAATATGTACCCTTTCTTTTTATGCGCGTTAGTGCTAACTAACAATAGCTTGCAATTTGGTTAGTCTGCACTACCTTGCTATTATATCACGCTTTATTAAATTTGTCAAGGATGTAAAAATCCTTTTTTAACAAAAAAACGCAGGAGAAAAGCTGACGCCTTTCCCCTGTGTACTATTGTTATAAGACTCTGTATTATCAAGTCTGAGCTGCTCCGTCGACCGAGATGACCGTTCCGGTGACATAGCTTGAAAGGTCGCTTGCGAGGAACAGGAACACATTTGCAACTTCCTCCGGCTCGCCTATGCGCCCGAGCGGGATAGGCGCGGAAATACGCTCTACCATATCTGCGGGGAGCGCGGCAACCATATCTGTCCTTGTTACACCCGGTGCGACAGCATTCACCCGTATTCCACTGCGGCCAAGTTCTCTTGCAAGGCTCTTGGTCATTCCGTTTACGGCGAATTTGCTTGTGGGGTAGCCTACTCCGCTTGGCTGACCGTAAATGCTTACCATTGAACTTGTGTTGATTATGCTGCCTCCGTGTTCTATCATATGCTCTGCGGCAGCCTTGCAGCCGTTGAACACCGCGGTCACATTAAGATCCATTATCTTCTTGAACGCTTCGGGGTCGTACTGCGCCAATGGCTCGCGAGCTGATATTCCGGCGTTGTTTACCAGGATATCAAGCTTGCCGAATCTGGCAGCGACCTCATCTACTGCGTTTTTCATTGCCGAATAATCGGTAATGTCAGGAGCCAT